ATAAAGAATACGTTATAAATAATAATATAACAATTCAAACAAGACACGATTGTGATGATATTATGGAATCAAATTATATTGAGACTATTCGTAAATTATATAATGAAAATAACTCCAAATACGACGATTTTATTTTAAATTTTCACCCAACTAAATTAGTTATTAACACAGGTAAAGAATATACCCACGGTAGAGATTATAGTAAAGTATGTTCAATGTTTAGTACGTTAATCCAAAAGAGTGTTAAACACGGTATTATGGACTGTATGCACGATTTTTTAGAAGAGTTTACAAGAAATATAATTTACATACCAAGAGGATATGTTAAATTAGGAATTCACGGTAACAATACTACATCTAAATTAACCGATAACGACAAACCATTAAATTAATATGAGATTTACTTACGCATATATAACATATAAGAAAGATGTATATGACCAATATTTAGGTCCTTGTTTAAATAAAATAAAAGATAGGGTTGATATTATAACAAAACCAAATATTAAATCATCAAGATTTCATAATGAAGTTATTAATGAATCCCCAAACAGGTATATTATATTTTCACATGAAGATGTAACATTTTCAGATGAGATGATTAATCAAATTCAAAAAACAATTGAACAAACCCCCAATTTTGGTGTATTATGTGTTGTTGGGAAAAATGAGGTTAACAAAAACATTGGGGCATTAGGATCTAGTCAATATAACTTAAAATTTTGTGATCCTTGTTTTTTTGTTATTGATAAAGAAAACCCATTAAGGTTTGATGAGGTTATTTTTAATGAGTTTCATTTTGGTGTTGAGGATTATTGTATTGGAAGTCAAGAATTACATAATAGAGGAACATATAGTTTATTAGTGAATTGGGGAAAGGATGATGGTCCTTTTTATTTTAAACACCATAGTTATACCTGTAGAACTGTTAGATATCAGTGGGGAAATTATAATGAATATAAGAAAAGATTAAAACAAAAGTGGGGACACTTAGATAATATTAAACAATTTTAAAATATGAAGGTAGGAGTATTAATACCAAGTAGGGGAGATAGAACCGAATTTTTAAATCATGCAAAATGGTTATTAGATCAGCAAACAAGAAAACCAGATGAAATACTTATTGTTGATTACCCCCCAAAATCAAAGGATTATGACATTACACCAAGATATAGATATGGTTGTCAAGAATTATTTAATAGAGGTTGTGATATAGTATTTTTTTGGGAAGATGATGATTGGTATTCAAGTAAATACATTGAGTTTATGTTAAACTCATGGATTGATGCGGGTAAACCTAAAATATTTGGTATTGGTTACACATATTATTACCACATTTTCGTTAATAAATACAGAAAATTTACCCACTCACATAAATCATCCGCTTGTTGTTCTATGGTAACAAATGAAATACTTAGAATTTCTTACCCTAAAGATAACGATCCTTTCTTAGATACGGCAATGTGGAAACAATTATCACCTCATCCTCATGTACCTTTATGTACAGTTTCACCAGAAAAGATTTATCATCTTGGTATGAAACATGGTATTGGGTTATCAGGTGGAGCAAAACATCATGATAAGAATGGTTATAATCGTAATTTTTCTGATGATTCAAACCTTAATTTATTAAAAAATAATATTGATGAAAAATCGTTAACTTTTTACAATACTTTTAAATTATGATCTCAATAATAATAACTGCATTTAATAATGATAAATATATAGATGAATGTTTATATAGTATTGTGGACTCATTTAAAGATTATGAATACGAAATATTATTAGGTATTGATAATTGTGAAATAACAACAAACCATATATTAAAAAATTTTAAAGTACATTCAAAAAATATTAAGTTTTATTTTTTCAAAGAAAGATATGGTACATACGTTATTAGAAATACCCTTGCTAAAGAAACAAAGTATGAAAATTTATTGTTTTTTGATTCTGATGACGTTATGTTACCAATAATGGCAAAATTATTGGTAAAATATTACCCACATTTTGATATGATTAAACCAATGTTATCTCAGTTTAAAGATAAATACGATTTAAATGACCCTAAACTATTATCACAAAAATCAACATTTGGTGAAGGTGTTTTTGGAATTAAAAAAAGTTTATTTTTTGAAATGAACGGTTTTGAACCTTGGGTTTGTGCTGCCGATTCTGAATTTAATTGGAGGGTAATGTGTAATAGTAAAAGAATTAAACATGTTGAACAAGTTTGTTTTTTGTATAGAAGACATAGTGAAAGTTTAACAAATAGCAACGACACTAATCCAAGGTCAAAATTAAGACATTATTATCATATGATAACTAAAAATAAAAAAATTAAAAATGAGTGTCAACCAATACCTAAATTAGTTATTGGGGAATTTTTAATTTTAAATGAATATTCTGATGAAGATTTAGAAATAATATATAAAACAGGAATTAATGATATTAGTGAAATTACGTTATATCGAGAATTAAAAGAAAAATCAAAATATGCTTTAGAATCAGTTTTTAATAAATCACCAAGAAAAACAGTTCATAAAATTATAAATAAAGAAGAGAAAATAATTAAAGAAATTAATAAAGATACAATTAATTCAATATTAAACAGAGATATAAACACACCAAAAATATTAACTCCTCAACCAAAAACCCCACAACTAAATAATAATACAAATTCAAATAGAGATACTCTTCAAAGGTTATTTTTATCAAAAAAACTTAATAAAAGTGATTCATCATATATGAATATTGGTCGTAAAATAAATAAGTAAGTTTGACATAACAAAATAGTTTTATTATTGTTAAATTATATTTAAACTTATAAAGTATAAAAATATGGTCCCATGATGTAATTGGATAACATATTTCTCTTCTAAAGAAATTTTTCAGGTTCGAACCCTGATGGGACTACTAAAAAATAAAAATATGGACATTTTTGAAGAAATACACAATGAATTTATAAATTCTGAGGATTATCTTTGTTATTTAAATGAACTTTATAATTACCCTTACGATTTAGAGTAATTCATTGGTAATAAAGATTTATTTATTTTAGATTTTTACCTATATTTATAAAATATTTTATTAAAAAATTTTGTAGATTAAAAAAAAGTTTGTATCTTTGTGGTATGAAAAACATACTACCATACTGCTCAAATAACATTGGAATCATTGGTTATCAGGATTCCGAAATTGCAAAAAAAGAAAAAAACGACTGTGTTGTAAGGGCATTTGCGTCGGCATTTGAAATCCCTTATGATAAAGCTCACAAATACGTTAAAGAAAAATTTGGGAGAAGAGATCGTTGTGGTACTTATGGTACCGTTTTTTCAATGGTTGCGTTGGCAAAAAAACAAATTCAAATAAACCATAAGAAAATTAAACCAATTGGGGCTAAAAAACCAATGGGTAATTCAGTAGTTTATTCTTTGGATTATAAGGTTAAATTAAACGGTAAAAAGGTTAGTAGACAAATGACCGTTGGGACGTTTATAAAAGATAATCCAGAAGGAACCTTTTTTGTAATTGTAAATCGTCACGCATTTACCATTAAAGATGGGATAATACATGGTAACTACGAAGACTCAACTAAAAAAAGAAAAATACTGAAACACGCATTTAAAATAAACACCTTGTAAATAATAATTTGACTTATTATAAAATAATAATTATATTTTTAATAGGTATAGTCAGGTGGCGGAATTGATAGACGAGCTTCACAACCTGGGGTGGTAACAGTTTTGAGGTTTAACAACGGTTATCGTGTAGGTTTGAATCCTACCCTGACTACTAAATAATTTTATTCACAGATTAAAGTATAAAAAAATAAAATATGTCAAACAAAAAAAACACATCAACAGGAATTGGATTAGGAGGTTTTATATTCTTAGTCTTTTTAACACTTAAATTGGGTGAGATAGGACCAGTTCAGTATTGGTCGTGGTGGTGGGTTACATCCCCACTTTGGATACCCCTATTATTAATTCTTATTGTTATGTTAGTAATTGGATTTCTTATAACAATTACCACTATAAAAAACGGAAATAATATGGGTGAGTAGTTAGAAGGGCCTTTCCTGAAAGATGGCTCGCTAGGCCCGTATTCACCCTTATTTTTGGTCCCATCGACTATCGGTTAGGTCGTCAGGTTTTCATCCTGGAAAGTCGGGTTCGATTCCCGGTGGGACTACAATAATAATATTTCTTTTTGTAAAAAATCACTTTTTTATACTCAATAAAAAATAATAATGGTTTTTTAGATATTTATATGTAATAATAAACTATAAAAAACAAAAATTATGAAATTAAGTAAAGATCAATTATTGGGAGTTGTTAGACACTCATTAACTTTTATTGGGGGTATTTTAATTACAAAAGGTCTTGTAGACGAAGGTCTATTTAGTGAAATAACAGGTGGTATTTTAACCCTAACGGGAGCTGTTTGGTCAATCATCAACAAAAAACAATAATAATTAATTTAACTTTTTAAATTTAAACCCACTCACAAGGTGGGTTTTTTAATTATATGATATTTATTAGTTATATGAAAATTATTATCACAGAAAACCAATTTAAAACTTTATTAACGGAATCAATCGCTGATGATCCAGAATTAAGAGATATTATAAAAAATTATGAATCCACTGTTGTTGATTCAAAAGGTAACCATTATGTATTTGATGATAAGGATTCAAAAAACCCAAAAACTTTTATTTCAAATAATAAACTAAAGAAGGGTGGAACATTAACAATTGGGTGGGGACATACAGGTAAAGAAGCGACAATAGGAAATAAGATATTAAATTCAAAGGCTGAAGAGTTATTAACAAAAGATATTATAGAAAAAGAAAATATTGCAAAGAAAGTATTATTTCCAAAATATGATAAGTACCCATTATATATACAAAGGGTATTAGTTAATACCGTGTTTAGGGGGGAGGCAAAAACATCTCATGAATGGGTAAAGGCAATAAATTCAGGTAATTGGAGTTTAGCTGCTAAAAAATATTTGGAAGGGTGGAATATTGATTTTTCTCAAGCAAAAGATCCTAGATATCAAGGTGGGGTTGCGGATAGAATGGTAAAAAATCAAGAAGCGTTTATCAAGTATGGTAATGAATTAAAAACAAAAAAACCAGTTGTTAACTCAGTAGAAAAAGGAGTAGTATGGGGTAAAGACAAATGTATATCAGTAATGCTTTCACTGAATTTTGGTAAAATTTTCCAACATCCTGAATGTTTCAAATATTTTGAACCAAATAAAAAAATTAGTAAGGAAACAGATAAACTATTAAACTCTAAAACATTTTATTATACAGTAAAACCAGGTGATACTCTTTCAGGAATAGCATCAAAATACGGTAAATCTGTTACTGTGGCAACGTTAATGAAGTTAAATAATTTAAAGTCAGATAATATTGAATCGGGACAAAGATTAAAAATAAACTAAAATATAATTACTTTTATATATAAGTTAATATTTATAAATTATATGGAAAATTTTTTAGGTGTTGTTATAGCTTTTATTACAGGTGTGGTTGGTCCAATTTTACTAATTTACGTTAAAAGCAGGTTGAATAAAAAAGAAAAACCAGATATGGTTAGAGAAACTCTTAGAGTTAGTGAACTTGTTACCCATAAAATTGAACAGATAAAAGAGGAATTTAAACCTGATAGAGTTTGGATTACACAATTTCACAATGGTGGAAATTTTTACCCAACAGGTAAATCAATGGCAAAGTTTTCAGTAATGTATGAAACTGTAAATCCTGGTACATCATCAGTACAAAGTAATTTTCATAATATACCTGTTAATTTATTTTCAAAATCTATTAATCAACTATTAAGTAATGATATAATTGAAATTTCAGATTATAAAGACGAAACTATTGCGACTTTTGGATTGAAGTATATTGCTGAAGACACAGGATGTAAATCAGGTTATTTATTTGCAATTAAAACAATCGACGATAAGTTTATTGGGTGTTTAGGTCTAGATTACACAAAAAGAAAAACTAAACTTGATGAAGATTCAATAAAACATCTTCAGGTTTATGCCACCGCTCTTGGTGGAGTGTTAATGACACATTTAGAACAATAATTTTGTTTTTATAAAAAAATACTATACCTTTGTGGTATGAATATATTTTTTTTAGATTTTGACACAAAAAAATGTGCGGAATATCATTGTGATAAACACGTAGTTAAAATGATCCTTGAGACGGCACAACTATTGTGTGGTACCCATTGGGTTATAGGATCAGAAGCCCCTTATAAATTATCTCATAAAAATCATCCATGTTCAATATGGGTTCGAGAGAGTTTATCTAACTATCTATACCTTTGTGATCTTGGATTGGAGTTATGTAAAGAATATACATATCGTTATGGAAAGAGACATAAGTCTCAGGATGTAATAGAGTGGTGTTTAACAAACAAACCAAATATTTCCGACACAGAGTTCACAGAACCACCCAAAGCTATGCCAGATGAATATAAAGTTAATAATGTTATAGAATCTTATCGAAATTATTATATTGGAGCAAAAAAAGATTTTGCAAAATGGAAAAATAGAAATATACCTGAATGGTTTTCAAATAAATGTATATTTATGTAAATATGAACTTAATTTATCCATTATCAAAAAAAGGTAGTAAAACATCTGGATTTGGGCCTAGAAATGGAGAACATCATAATGGTATTGACATTGGTGTTCCTGATGGGACAGGTGTGAATTCTGTTGCGGATGGTGAGGTGGTTAGGGCTGACATGAAAAACTATTATGGTTACGGTAATTTTATAATCATTAAACATGACTTAGATGGAGAAACTTTTTATTCTGCATATGCCCATTTAACTAAAATGTTGGTAAGTGTTGGTGATAAAGTTAAACAAGGTGATCAAATTGCATTATCTGGTGGTGGACAAGGTTTAGCGGGAGGTGGCGGTAAGTCAACTGGACCACATTTACATTTTGAAATCAGAAAAAGTAAAAATGGTAATTGGGTTAATCCAGAATCATATATTAGTGGTAAAGAAATTGTAAAAGGAGATTTAAATAAAACTCAAGATGATAATGAAGTACCCGATAAAAGTACAATAAGTAATTTGGTTGTCACATATAACAATTTGACAGGTAAATCAAAAGACATTGCCGATACCGTTGTATCTCAATTAAAAAAAATAGGAATTACTAACCCATACACCATTATAGTAATATGTTCAATATTAATAAAAAAATATGGAACTATAACCGAAAGTTTTATATTAGGTAAGAATAAAATTAAAATTCCAAGAGATGGTGCCCACAAGGGACAATCAGGTTGGCAGAGTAACAATGCTTGGGATATTGCAGTCCCAATTGGAACTCCTGTATACGCAGTTAATTCAGGTACTGTCGTTACTTTTACAAATCATGGTCCAAATATTATAAGGAAAAATGGTAAAAAAATATTTGGAACTGGATTTACAGTTAAAACTGATAATAAATTACCAAGTGTTTTTTATACTCATTTAAAAGATACAACAATTTCAAAAGGATCTAAAATTTCTTGCGGACAATTGTTAGGATATGTGATGGATTTTCCTGGTAGTTCATATGATCACCTACATATTGGAGTTGAAACAGGTAATATTAGACAATTTATTACTGATGATGGAACATTAAAATGTAAATCAAAATATATGAAAAATGACGAGGATGAAAACCCAACAAAATCTGAAGGCAATACATTACCACCACAGATTCAAAAGTTAATGGATAAATTAAAAAGTAAATGGGGGGTCACCATTACTCAAAAACATATTGATGCTGAATTTAAACAAGAAGGAAATATTAGACCAGATAATGGTCATGAGGATTCTCAAGCAAAGAAAAAAATTGAGGAATTAATAAAGGACTGTAAATTAGCAAACCCCATACAATATCCAGATGACATTGTGTCGGGATATAGAAGTTATACTGATCAAGTAGATAATTTTGGATCCAAAGCTAAAAAAAGAGGTATTGAAAACACACAAGCTTCAAATTGTTTACCTGGATTTAGCCAACATCACACAGGTAAAACTTTTGATATATTTAGTACTGATACTAGTTGGTGGGATAAAAACTCAAAGGTTAAAAAATGGGTTGCCGATAATTGTGAAAATTATGGGTTTGAGGTAACTTATAAATCCAAAGGATCATTGAGAATTGCGGAACCTTGGCACTTATATTATACTGGTGGTGGCACCAAAAATAACAACGATGTTTTATTGTTACTAAAAAAAGATTTAGAACTATTAACCAATAATAAAGAAACTATAAATAATTTTAAAACCTTGGATGAATGTATAAAATATTATTCATCTATAGAATTATCTGACGGATCTACACTATCAAAATATTCAATTACAGAAGTGGCAAAACAATTTAGGGTTGAGGTTGGAACGAAAAACACTAACGATATAGATATAAAATCATTTTTAAAAAATATTTTAAGTCTTCCTGTACTTGGAGCAAAAATTAGAAAAGAAAGAGGTCTTTCCGAAAATACTCAATTAAATGAGGAAATTTATAGAATAAAAGACTTAATGAAAAAAATTATTTAATTTTCTTGATTTATTAAAATAATTATATTATCTTTGTACCATAATTAAAAAAGTTTATTTAATTATTAACCTTTTAAAAACTATATATGAGTGATGAAACACAAATATCGATTAACGATCTTTTCTATTATTATGATAATAATGGTGTAAAATATACAACACCAAATTCCTCTTTTGCTGAATTAAGAGCGGATTTTTATAAGACTTATACAGTATACGTAGAAAAACATTAAAAAAAAAATATTACAAAGTACTTGACATAACAAAATAAATGTCTTATCTTTGTAAAACAAATCAGGAAAAGTCCTGAAAAGTTCTTTGAAAATTTAGATTATCCATTCAGAAGTAAGAAATGAAACTGATAAAGATATTGGGCCGTGTATAGTCCATAAAATAAACTACGAAAGTAGGATAAAGTGAACCCCCAAGTGTAACGGGTTTGCGTCTTAATAGTCTTCGGAATATTGAGGTCGAGTACACAGGCGAGATACCATAAGATCTTTAGTACCGAGGCCAACGGTGTAG